CCGTCGGCATTCGATCTCACGCGCCAGGCTGGCCTAAGCGGCCTCGAGGCTTCGATGGCCGACGAACGACCCAGGCAGGCCTCGGGCGGCGCCAGGGCCGGCGACAAGCGCCGTAGGCTGCGCGCCGAGGGTGCCCGCCGAACCGCCAAGGTCGCGAAGGACTGGCTGGCCGGCTACCAGGCCCTGCCCCCACCGCCGGAAGATGGGGTCGGCCGAGTCGAGTGGGCGAATCGGGCCTGCGCGCTCCTACTCCACGAAACGCTGACCGACCCTGGTCTTGACCCTTCGACGCGCCGACGCCAAGGCGCCGAGCTCATCCGCACAATCGGCATGACGGCCGTGAAGGCGCTCTACGAAGCGCGGCTGAAGAAGCTCGAGGCGAAGGTGTACGGCCGGAAGGAAACCGATGGCTCGGACGGCATCGAGGAGATCCCCGAGTAGAGATCCACTCGCTCAGTTCGAGGAAGACGTTGTAGCGCGCATCGTCCCACTGCGCGCCGTCGTGAAGCGTCGAGCTACAGGGGAAACCCTGTTCGAAGTGGGCGGCCCATGGGACCGCGCGGAGCATCTCTACCTCCCGGCTGCCGGAACGCCAGGCAAGATCTTCCTGCTGAACGAGGCGCAACTCGAGGCGGCCCGGGCGGTGGGGGCGTGGATCAAGGCGCGGCGGGCCGATCAGCAACGCCCCGTCGAGCTAGTGCTCGAGGGTGCCCGAGGGTCGGGCAAGACGCACCTCGGCGTGCTGGCGGTCTTCTGGATCGCGATCGCATTCCCCGGCGCTCGCTGCTGGCTGGTACCGCCGGCGAACACGAGGCGGCGCGAGCTGGACATCATCATCCGCGGCGCGACGGGGATCCCCGTTTCCTGGCGCGCCTGGTCCGAGCAGCGCCTGACCTACACGCTGCCGAACCTCTCGACGGTGACCTTCATCGGTGCCGACGACGAGGACGCGCTCAAGCAGGGCGGCTACGAGGTGTGCCTGCTGAACGAGGCGCAGCTCATGACGGTCCACGCCTTCGCGAACGCGGCGGCGGGCGTCCGCAACGTCGACGAGCGGCCGATGGGTCTGCTCATGCTGGCGATGAACTACGCGAGCAAGGTCCGCGGCGAGTGGACCTACGACCACCTCGAGAAGATCGCCGACGGGGCGGTGGATGCGGTCCGGTTCGTCATGGATCCGCGGCTCAACGCTTCGGTGGACGCGAAGGCACCCGACCAGGTCGAGCGACTGATCCGCTCGGCGAGCGACGAGCTCGCAGATCGCGACGCCCTCGGGATTGGCCATCGCTTCGGCGACCTCGCCTGTGAGGCCTTCAAGCCGGCACCGGCACCGAAGGGACACGTAGGCAACCCGCCCGATCTGGATTTGGGGCGCTGGAAGGATGTGACCTTCGAGGTCACCAAGGCGAAGGCCGGGCGCGGCTACCAGCTGATCGTTGGCTGCGACTTCCAGCGGCGCCCGGGCTGTGTCTCGGTCGCGTTCAAGATCTTCGAGAAGCCCGGCGGCGAGCGCGTCTACCACGCGCTCAAGTTCATCGGGAAGCACGCCGACATGGAGGACGACCAGGCGCGGAGGATCGCCGCCTACGCCTCCGAGGTGCACGGGCTCGACGCCCGAGACGTGCTGCTCGTCGCCGACTCGACGGGCCGGTTCCAGAACGCGAGCCACGAAGCGGGAGCCAAGCCGTCCCACGCAATCTTGCGGGAATGGTTCTTCACCGTCGTCCCGCCCGAGTACAAGCGCAAGGCCGACGGCTCCCGCGGCGCGCCCTACAACGGCGACGTGGACGACTCACTCGCTCGGTTCTACGACGTGTGCGAGGACGGCAAGCTCCTGGTAGCGCCGACCGAGGAGTGGCTGATCGAGTCGCTCCGGCGCTGCAAGCTCAAGCGCAAGGCGGGCGGCGGGATCCGGCTCGACGACTCGAAGCCTGGCTACTCGCACGCGGTGGACTGCTGCCGCTACGTGACCTGGTACCTCGAGCCTCGGCGTGGTCCGAGGCCGGCCGGTGGGATCGACATCCCGACCTTCGACAAGATCTTCCAGGCGGTGCGGAGGACGTAGCGGCACCCAGGGGGCTGACCGATGGCCGAGCAGCCCCGCATCTACATCGAGCCTCCGGTACCGGTTTCGACGACGTTTGCGACCGTCAACCAGGTTCGAGCGGTGCTCCTGCAGCACAAGGGGGGAAAGTTCCGAACGAGCGCGCTGCTTGCCGAGGCGATGGTCGAGAACGCGCGTCTCCGGGCGGTGCTCAACACCCGGCTCGCCGGCCTCATCTCGACCGAGATCCGCTTCGAGCCCGCCGCGGAGAACCGGGACGCACGCCGCGCCGCGCGGGAGTTCGCCGAGGACTGGCCGGCGATGGTGCCGACCCCGATCCGCAAGCAGCACCGGGAGAACGCGCTCCTCCTCGGCATCGCATTCGCCCAGCGCGCGCTCGAGCAGTCGGCGAAGAGCGGCCGGCAAATCTTCCGGGTCCGGCCCTACTGGACCGGCTTCGCGAATTGGTACTGGGCCGAGGGTGGCTACCGGATCCAGACCTACGGGGACGGTGTGGTCGACGTTCAGTCGCCCGGTCTGATGGACGTAGGCGCCCCGTCGCCGTCGCTGTCCGGGCTCCTGAACCCGTCGAAGCAACCCTGGGTGATCGACGAGCCCCACGGCACGAACAGCTGGCGCAAGGGGATGGTCTTCGCGTCCTGGCGCCCCTGGCTCGGGCACGAGTGGGCGCTGCGCGACCAGGCGAGGGCGAGCGAGAAGCACGGCATCGGGGCGATCAAGGCGAAGTACCCCCGCGGCAACGGCCTCGAGCACAAGGCCGCGATCGACAAGTTCACGAACGGGCTGCGGACCATGGGGTCCGAGGGCGTGATTCCGCTCGAGCAGCGTGGCACCGACGATGTCGAGCGCGGCGGGGACTTCGACGCCGAGCCCTTCGAGTTCAACGGATCGGGGTTCGACGCGATCGACCGGACCCTGGCGACGAGCGCGATCGCGCTGGCGATCTTGTACCTCGGGCACAACCTCACCACCGAAGTGAAGAGCGGCGGCAGCTACGCGGCGGCGGGCGTCGGCGAGTACATCCGCGACGACATCAAGCACGACGACGCGGCGTGCGAGTGGGCCGTCTTCGGTCCCCAGCTCGCCCGCCCCTACTGCCTCGTGAACTACGGCGACCCGGACCTTGCACCCCGGGCCCGCTACATCACCGACTCGACGGCCGTCAACCAGGCGATGGCGGCCATGTTCAACCAGCTCTCGATGGCGATCCAGTACCTCAAGCTGAACGTGCCGCGGTTCGACGTGGATTCGTTTTGCGAGCGGTGGCGGATCCCGCTGCTCCCCGCGGGCTCGGTTCAGGTTCCGGCCACGCCCACGGTTCCGGTGGCACCCGTAGCACCGACCGCGCCGAAGCCGGCGCAGAGCGCGCCATGAAGCCCCTTCCCTCGATCCTCGCGGCCCCCTGGGCGATCGAGCCGCAGTGGCTCCGGGTGGTCGTGGGTGTCTGGTCGCGCGGCAAGATCGACGCCCCGGCGCTCGCTAAAGCGCGTGGCGAGTGGGAGGCGAGGAAGGCCGAGCGACCGCGACTCGACGAGCCGGCGGGAGCCGAAGTTCCCGGGACGGGCGGCACGCTGCGGATCGTGGGTCGGGTCGGAGTTCTTTCGGTCGAGGGCCCGCTCTTTCGGCACGCCGATCTCTTCACCGAGATCAGCGGCGGGACGAGCTACGACGCGCTCTGGCGCGGCCTCGAGGCAGCCAAGGCGAGCCCGCAGATCGACAAGATTCTGCTCCGGGTGAACAGTCCGGGCGGAGAAGCGGACGGGCTCTCCGAGCTCGCGGCCTACATCGCGCAGATCGATAAGCCGGTCTGGGCCTACGCCGACGGAATGTGCGCTAGCGCGGCCTACTGGCTGGCCTCCCAGGCTGACCACATCGTGGCCGAGGAGACGGCCGAGGTCGGCTCGATCGGGGTGCGCTGCGGGATCTTGGACGACAGCGCTGCCGACGAGATGTCGGGCTACAAGCAGATCGAGATCATCTCGTCGGTGTCGCCGGGTAAGCGTTCCCGGCCGATCGACGACGAGATCCTGGCCAGGGTTCAGACGCGGATCGACGACCTGGCGGCCAAGTTCGTCGAAGCAGTCGCGCGCGGCCGCGGCGTCGACGAGGAAACAGTGCTCTCCGACTTCGGCCAGGGCGACGTGATGATCGCGGCCAAGGCGGTCGACGCGGGCATGGTCGACGAGATCGGCAACTTCGGCAGCACGCTCGACGCGCTCTCCCTGGCGCCGACCACCACCAGCAGCGGGCGCAGCGCCGCCCGGGCGAGGCTCAGCATGAAGACCGAGACCGACAAGCCCAAGGCCGAGGCCGGCGGCGGGGAGTGGCAGTGCGCGGGCTGCAACGAGATGATGGGCCCCTCTGCGAAGGCCTACTGCGCCAAGTGTTCCGAGGGCGACGAGCCGGACGGCGACGAGGACGAGGACGAAGCGAAGGCGCTCGGGATCGATCCGAAGGCCTCGCTCGGCGCCCGCCGGGCACGCGCGGCCGCCCTGGTCGAGCTCGAGGTGAAGGTGCTCGGACTGACCGGCGCGGTGGATCACGCCTCCGCGCTCGCGAGGCTCGGCGACGGCATGAAGGCGAACGCCGAGATCGTCAAGCTGCGCGCCGACGGACGGAAGCTCGAGCTCCGGGCGGTCCTCGAGCGCGGCCTCGCGGGCGCCTCGGGCGAGCGCCCGCGGCTCTCGCTCGGCATCATCCAGAATTCACTGCACACCGTCCTCCGCGGCGCGCCGCGGAAGGCCTGGCAGGCGGCGATGGACAAGGTGGCGGCCGATGCCGACACTGCGAAGGCGACCGTCAGCGCGACGCAGGTGCTCGAGGCCGCGTGCTCGGTCGAGATGACCGCGGACGATCTCGAAGCGCTGGCCGACTACGCGAAGGCCGCGCCCCCGGTGGCGGCTTCGACCATGGTCGAGCCCGAGCGTGACCACGACCGCGAGGCGGCCGAGCTCGACGAGACGACGCAGGCGGTGGTGAAGGCCGCCAAGGAAGCCCGCGCGCACTTCGATCGCAACCAGGCCCTCGCGACCCCCGCGAAGTAGCCGCCCTCACCCGACCAGCCAGACCAGGAGACCACCATGGCCCTCTCCGCAGGCGTTCAGCGTCCCGCCATCTCCGACCCGTCGTACGACTTCGGGCCGCAGAAGGACAGCACCGTCGTGTTCCAGGGCGCCCTGGTCATGATGGACCTCTCGAACCGCATCGCTCCGGCCGCCTCGGGCACCGCGGGGGCGTTCTGCTGCGGCGTGGCGATGCCGCGCGACCAGGACCTCGACCGCTACGACAACACCGTCACCGGCCACGCCGACGGGTTCATTACCGTCCAGTACCGGCAGGGGGTGTTCGGCTTCCTGAACGACGGGACCAACCCCATCGTCGCGACCACCCAGGACGGCACGATCCTCTACGCAGTCGACGACCAGACGGTCTCGCTCTCCTCGAGCAACGGCGCGCGCCCGGTCGCCGGCCGCCTCCGCGGCCTCGACGCGACCGTGATCGGCGGCCCGGTGCTGGTCGAGGTCTCGAAGCAGATCGGCAAGCAGGTGACCGAGCAACTCGATCCGCCGACCACCATCCCGGTCGTGCTCGTCAAGCACTCGAACGGATCGGTCGCGGCCCGGTTCACCCCGGGGTTCGCTGGCCGCATCCGTTCGATCAGCGCGTCGGTCACCGATCCGGTGACCACCGCCGCCAAGCTCGCGACCTTCGCCCCGTCGATCGCCGGCACTCCGGTGACCGGTGGCCTGCTCGCGCTCACCTCGGCCAACTGCACGCCGGTCGGTGCCGCGGTCGCCGGCTCGGCGATCACCGCGCTCAACACCTTCTCCGCCGCGCAGGAGATCACGATCGTCGCCTCCTCGGTGACGGCCTTCGTCGAAGGCCAGGTCGTGATCTACCTCATGATCGACTCCGGCCACTTCTAGGCCGCTCTCGCTTCACCCCGCACGGCGCTCAGCCGCAGCGGAGCCACCTCCGTCCCCAAGTACTGACAACGACGGGCCACAGGCCCGCGCACAGGGGCGCTTGCGCGCCCCGACGGAGAAGAGCCCATGGCCGTCGTCGTTCCCGCCGCAGCGAACCGCATCTTCCAGGAGTTCGACTCCGAGTTGATCAAGGCGATCCTGGGGGCGCCGCGCGTCTATCCGGCGTTCGCGATGGAGGTGCCGAGCTCGAGCCGGAGCACGCTGCACGGATGGCTGGCCAACTCGTCGACGTTCGTGCGGGAGTGGTTCGGCTCGCGCGTGCTGAACGAGATGCAGGCGCTCACCTGGGAAATCGTGAACCGGCGCTGGGAGATCTCGTGGAAGTTCCACGAGGACCAGATCCGAGACGACCTCTCCGGGCTGGTGGCGCAGGCGATCCAGGCCGCGCGAGGCGACGGCATCAAGTGGGCCGAGCACGAGGACAACCTGGTCAAGACCACCGTGCAGAACGGCAAGACCGCGCTCTGCTACGACGGCCAGGCGTTCTTCGCGGCGTCCCATCCGACCGACCCGACCGGCGTGGTGAGCGGCACCTACTCGAACCTGCTCACCGTCAAGCCGCTGTCGTTCGCGAACGCGATCACCGCGCTGCAGACGCTGCGCGGCTACAAGCTGCCCGACGGCTCTCCCTGGGTGGGCCCGGCGACCAAGGTCAAGCTGATCGTCGACTCGACCAACGTCGAGCAGGCGCGGCAGATCTGCGGCCTGCCGTGGATCACCCCCGGCACCGCCTACGGCCTCGCCGGCACCTCGGGGGCGAGCATGAACGTCCTGCAGGGCGTGCTCGAGCCGGTCTACAACCCCTGGTTCAACAACGAGGCGGGCACCTGGTACCTCGCCGCCGAGTACGCCGGGATCAAGCCGATCATCTTCCAGCGGCGCCAGGGGGTGGAGTCGCAGGAGCAGGGGCCGGGCTCCCAGGTCTACTTCGACCGCAAGGAGTACCACATCGGCCAGGACGCCCGCTACGCGGCCTCCTACGCGCACCCGCAGCTCATGATCCGGGTCGAGCCCTCGTAGGCCGACTCCGAGCAAAACCTCCCCGGGGCTCTGCGCGAGCAACCCCGGGTTCTTCTTCACCCCTCGTCGCCTGACCAGGAGCCTGCATGGAGACCACTTCGTCGCCCCCAGGGGCGCGCATCGCCGTGGTGCGCGCCATCCCGAACCCGCCGCACAAGCGCCGCTGGTGCGGCCTCGAGCGCTGGGTGCCGGACCCGGAACGCCGTCCACAGCAGGAGATGGTCGAGCTGCCCGAGGGCGGCCTTCGTCCGGTCTTCGACGAGCACGGCAAGCCGATCTGGGCGAAGCACGGCCTGCCCTGGCCGGACCACGAGATCAAGGTCTTCGTGGTCGACCAGCCGGCGCTGTTCGATCCCGAAAAGAACGGCGGGGTTCCGCAGGAGATCAGCCCGACCACCCTGGTGATGCTCGAGGCAGATCCGCGCATCGCCGTGAAGGTGATCGGCGACGGGGGCAACGACGTGGCGGACGAGCTGGTGCACGCGAAGGCGCTGATCGCGGAGCTCGAAGAGAAGCTGAAGAGCGCGCAGCGAGACCTCGCCGACACGGCGGAGCGCGAATCGGCGAAGCGCGTGGCGAGCGCGAACCTCGCCGAAGAGCAGGGCAAGCAGATCGCCGCGCTGGCGAACGAGCTCGCGCAAGCGCGCGCGCAGCTCTCGGCGGGGCACCGGAAGGGACGGTGATCGGATGTTCCTCGGCCTCCAACCGTTCTTCAACGACGCGATCGCCGGGGCGGTAACCAACGTCAAGGCGAGCGGCGTGGCGCAGCTGTGGGCGCTGCGCCTCGTCAACACGGTGGCGGCCGCCTCGTACCTCCAGATCTTCTTCAAGCCCGCGGCATCGGTGACGCTCGGCACAACCGTCCCCGACTTCGTGATTCGGCTCCAGACCAGTGAATCGCTCGCGCCGATGATGTGGCCGGTGCCGCTGCAGAAGGACGGCGGCAGCAACACCGGCCTCTCGATCGCCGGGACGACCACACCGACGGGCAACACCGGCGCCGCGATCAGCGTGAGCGCGCTCTTCGCCTGATGCCGTCGCCACCCGACCCGCTGGTCAAGCCGACCGAGCTGCCGCGATTCGGCGTCTCGCGCGACTTCCTCGCCGAGTTCCTGCACCGGCCGTTTCAGGTGCAGATCTCCACGTCGGGTGACCTGGGCGCGATGGGCTACCAGTGGCGCCAGTCGAGCAGCGACAGCTGGTCGGTCGAGTACAAGTCGAGCGCGGGTAGCACCTGGTCCGACGAGCGGGACGAGAACTTCGCCACGCTGACCTTCGCCACTGCCTACTACGTCGAGGCGTCGGTGTTTCTGATCGACGCCGCCGGCGTGGTGACATGGGGCGGCGGGGCGGCCGACGCGACTACCCTGACGGCGACGGTCTACGACCTGCCGACCAACGCCTGTTCTTCGGTCACCTCAGAGGCCCTCTACCTCATGGAGGACGCGGTCGACCAGCCGCTCACCGCCTGGGGTGACGACGTTCGACAGCACGTCGCCGACTGGGTCTTCGCGATCTTGAAGCGCGGCCGCGGGGCGACCCCCCAGGGTGGTGGCCTCGGCGACGAAAATATCTTCCTTGCCGAGCAGGCGGCAAAGGACTTCTTCAGGCGGATTGGCGAGAAGGGAAGGCCGGAGAGCATCGTCGACTCGTCACCGGCCATCGACGGCCCGATGGTCCTCTATCCGGTGTCCGACACGCCCAGGGGTTGGTGATGGCGCTGACCGGCGACTTCGACGAGCTGCGGGCGCTGCGCGCTTCGATGCGCGAGCTCGGGCTGACCAGTGGTCGCGCGCAGCGCGACATCGCCAAGGCGGTGGCTGCCGAGGTCAAGGGCCTCCTCAAGCAGGAGTTCGCGACCGGCGAAGGCCCCGATGGTGCATGGGCGCGCACGGTGCGCGGCAAGCAGGCGCTGCAGTCGAAGCGCCTCGCCGCCGGCGACTTCCAGGACAAGCCGATCGAGGGAGGCGTCGAGTTCGTCTCGAAGGTCTCCTGGCTGCGGGCGCACCAGGAGGGACATACCTGGCCGGCACGCTCGGCCGGTGGCCAGTCGCTCTTCTTCAACAACAAGGGGCGCCTGCTCAAACTCGGGAAGCTGTCGAAGCGCGGCCTCCGGGTCAAGTTCGTCGAGGAGAAGATCACGCGCAAGCACACCGTCCGCGAGCGCGTCTTACCGGCGCGGCCGATCATCCCGGAGGGCGGCGACATGCCGCCAGCCTGGTCGGAAGCGATCTCGCGCGGCGCAGAGGCGGGCGTACAGCGCTGGTACGACCGCGCGACTGCGGCCTAGTTCATGCCGGCGCCGAAGTCCCCGCTCACCACGCTACGCGATGCCCTGGCCGCAGCCCAGCCGCTCACAGCGATCCGGGCGCAGGTCCTGCTCGGCAAGAAGGCGCTGCCTCGGTCGGGCAAACCTCCGCGCGTGGTGCTGGTCCCGGTCAAGGTCGAGTACGACTCACCCTACTTCCAGAGTCAGACCGTATCGGTGCGCGATGCGTGGCTGACCATCGGAGTGCATCTCTGGGGCGCGAACCTCGACGAAGTGATCGACCTCGAGACCCGGTTCTTCCAGGCGATGAAGATCCAAGCCGAGGGCGACGCGGCCGATCCGAATGGTGCCGGACTCTTCTGGAGGACGGGCTCGGGCGACTGGGTTCCCGAGGACACCGACACGAACAAGGAGGGCGAGGTGATCGCCCCCTTGATCCAGGTGATCTACGCGCTCGCCCCGCCGGCGCTCGGCGTCGGCCCGGTCGACGAAGTGAAGCTGCTCGATCCCGACGACAGCACCATGCCCGTCGTCGACATCCTCCCCGACCCGTAGGAGCCGCCACATGGACGAGATCAAGCAGCCGACGCCCATGCCGCCGGCGGATGAGGCGCACACGGCACGCGAGCGCCCGGCCGTCCCCGCGGGGATGCGCCGCGTCTCCGAGCACCTCGCCTCTCGCGGGCTCGAGCTCTGGCAGAAGCGTGCCTTCCTCGCGCGCCACCGGATCGCGATCAACGAGAAGGGCGATCCCGAGCATCGGATCGACGAGCACACGCCCATGACCGACGACGACTTCAGCGAGGCGCTCGAGAGCGCCCTGCACGGAGCGATCTGACATGCCCCTCGGGAAATCCAAGTTTCTTGCGGTGGGTGGCGGTGGGCAGCAGGCGCCCAGCGCCCAGACGCTCACCAAGATCGTCGCCGCGCTCGGCGTGTCCACCAAGGGAACGCCGAACACGGTGATCCCGATCTCGAACCCCGCGTCGATCCCGAACCTGCTCGACACGGGCCCTCTCGCCGAGGAGGTGGCCTTCCTGCTCGCGCAGGGAGCGCCTCAGGTGCTCGCGTGCCCTTGCACGCCGTCTTCGATCGGCGCCTACCTCTCGGCCGCCGTGACGCACACCGGGACCGGGCTCGCCACCGCCGTCCCGACCGTCGCCACGCACAAGGCGGTGTTCATCCTGTGCTCGACTGGCGGGGCCCTCGGGACTGCGGTCTTCCAGTTCTCCTTCGACGGCGGGGTGACCTTCATCATCAACCCGGCGACCGGAACCGCCTTCTTCGCCTCGGTGGGAACGCCGTGGGTGGTGCGCGTCCCCGGGACCTTCTTGTCGCTGTCCTTCGCCGCCGCGACCTACGTGGCGACCAAGAACGACACGATCGGCATCGATGGCACCGTGACCCCGGGCTCCGGCTGGGTGGGCACGGTCACCCCCACTGCCGGGCCAATCGACAACTACGAAGTGGTGCTGACGGTTGTGACCGGTGGCGTCCTCGGCGCCGCGGTGCTCGGCATCTCACTCGACGGCGGCAACTCGACCGAGCCTCAAATGCAGGTTCCGACCGCGGGGGTGCTGGTCATTCCAGGGACCGGGCTCGTAATCACCTGCAGCGTCGGCGCTGGCAACTTTGTCCAGGGCGACACCTACTCCTTCCTGACCGCCCCGCCGGGCTTTTCCACTTCCGACATCACCACCAACATGACGGCCATCCGCGCCCAGCGCACCTATCGCCTGGCGATCGTGCACAACGGCGCCCAGCCGAACACCGCCGCGGGTGCGATCTCGGCGGGCTCCACACTCGAGACCGCCATCGAAGCGGCCTTCAACTCGGACGGCCTCGACTGGCAGGGCGTTACCGAGGGGCCGAGCCAGGGCGGAACGGCCCCCTGGGGTGGTGACATCGTGGTCTCGGGATCGAACGCGATCCGCGACTCGGCCGACACCGACGCGGTGGTGGTGGCGGCGCGCGTGGGCCAGGACTGGCCGCGCACCGCGCTTCACACCGCGATGCACCGTATCACCTCGCCGACAACCGGGCGCAAGATGCTCCGCCCCTCCGGCTGGGCCTACGTCGGCCGCGCCGTGGCGATCGATCCCAGCGTGGATCCGGCCCGCCGTGTCGACGGCCCACTGCCGATCTTCCAGGTCGGCCGGGACGAGGACGCTACCCCGGGACTCGACGACGCGCAGATCAACGCCGTGCAGACCGAGCGGGACAACCCCGGCCAGGCCGTCGCCTCGATCACCTCGGGCGGCTTCGGCTGGAAGAACCTGACCACCCAGGCCAACTTCCAGTGGGCCGCCGGCGTGCGGGTCTTGAACATGTTCATCGCGGGGCTGCGGCCGATCGCGAAGCAGTACCTGGGTTCGGATCAGGTGACCAACCTCGACGGCACGATCGAGGAGAAGGCCGCGCGCAAGATCGACGGGGTCGTGAACACCGCGGCGCGCCGCCGCGTGGGTCTCGAGTCGGGCGGCGACTTCCCGCCCTCGAACCCCCAGGCTTCGTCCGCCTCGGCCTCCGTCTTGCGCTCGTCGCAGCTCGGGCAGTCGCCCCACCGCCTGGACATCGCCTACGACCTCCAGTCGCTCGGCTTCGTGAGCGACGTGCAGTCGACCGTGAACTACTCGGGCGTGCTCTCGCTCAGCTGATCGACCCCCACAACCTGCGCATCGGTGACCGTCGGCGGCTAGCCGCGCGGAAGCGCCGGTGTGCGTTCGGAGACGCACATGGCCGGTCAGACGATCAACGGGCGGAGCTTCCAGCATTCCACGATCTCGCTCGCCGCCGGCTCGACGGACATCGAGACCTTCTCGAAGATCTCGTTCCGCAACTCGGGCAAGAAGAAGCCCGTCCACAACGCGCAGGGCAAGATCATCGGCTACACCATCGACAACCAGGAGATCGAAGCCTCGGTGTCGATGCTGGCGGAGGAATGGGTGGCCCTCCGTCGGACCGTCATGGACGCGAACCCGACCGGACCCGACGGCCTTCCGATCGGCCTCGGTCAGATCGCGCTCGACTGGACGATCACCTATGGCAACTCGCCGACGGTCTACCGCACGGTGCAGCTCGTCGGCGCCATGTTCCAGGAGGAGGGCATCTCCTCGGAGAACAACCAGGACGCGCTGATGGTCGAGATCCCGCTCTTCGTGCCCCGCATCCTCCTGGACGGGATCGAGTTCATCGAGTTCCCGTAGCCGCCCGCGCTTCACCCCCTACCGAACGGAGGGAGCTTGGACACTTCGCCGCCCGATCAAGAAAAACTCGCCGCGCTGCTCGTCGAGCACGCGCACCGCTACCCGGAGAAGGCCACCCTCACCGTGACCGGCGACCGTGGGAAGCCTCTCCGTCTCCCGATCCTCCTCGGCAACCCGTCGGGCGCGTGCCACATGCCCGCCGGCGTCAAGCCATCTCCGGCCTGGGCGAGCTTCGTCCGCGGCGTGCTCACGCGCGCCGAAGCGCCGACCATCGCCAGCCAGATCGCCGCCGACTGTGTGCTTCATCCCGCTCCGGCGGAGTGGAGGGGCTGGTGTGCCCGCTGGCCCGGACTGGCGACATCCCTCGCTGACTCGGTGCTACTGAAGAAGCTCGGAATCCGGTCGCTCGAGGAGCTGGAGGACGACGAGGAGCCACCGGCCACCCTTCTCGCGGTGCTCGAGGCGACCCCCGCCGCGGCGTGGCGGCGCGCCCAGATGGGCCAGGCGGTTTACGACCTGGTGATCGAGCCGCCGCCGGCGCCGGCGTGGAAGTTCTTCCAGGAGGCGATCGAGCGGCCGAAGTCGGACGCCTGGGCCAAGATCCGCGAGCTCGCCGAGGCGCAGGTCAAGGCCTGCGTGACCGAGGCCGGTGTCGTGGTCCCGGTGGCCGAGATCTACGACCGGTGGCCGGGGCTCGCCGTGCGCACGATTGGCGTTCTTCAGAACCTCGTTGGCCGCTCGGCGGAGATCGAGATCGGGGACTGGTAGAGCGCTACGGGGAAGCGATGCGCCGCCCCGTGGTTGCTGAAACCTGCCTCCTGGCGCTGTTCGGAATCGCGACACCGACGGTCGACCAGCGCGTAGGCGCGCGACTTGTCGGGCAGTTTCTGACCGGGTGGTTCCAGCCGAAGAGGTAGCCCATGGGCCAGACGCTCGGATTCAAGCTCGAGCTGACCGGCCAGTTCGCTGCCGCGCTCGGTCCGATCAACAAGGGCCTGGGAGATTCGGCGAAGCACCTCAAGGACAACGAAGACGGCGCGAAAGCCTTCGAGGTCGAGCTGGGGAAGCTGGGCGGCAAGCTCGGCTCGCTCGACCTCGACAAGTTGTTCAAGGGGATCGGCGGCGGCGGCTTCGAGGGCGTCTTCACGCTGGGGATCTCCGAAGGAATCGGCCTGCTGAAAGAGGGGTTCGAAGCGGCCTGGGAGATCGCGAAGAAGATCGGCGAGACGATCCTCGACACCGGCAAGGACATGATCAAGGCCGGCGCCGCAGCGGAGGGCCTGAAGACCTCGTTCGATCTCCTGCTCGGTTCGGGCTCCGAGGACTTCCTCAAGCACATGGAGGAGTTCGCGAAGTCGACCCCGTTTACCGGGCCGCAGCTCGCCGAGTCGTCACGTGAGCTCATCAACGCAGGCTTCAAGCCGGGGCGGCAACTCGACGACATGATCGCCGCCGCGGTGGACACCTCGGTCGCGCTCGGCAACGGGCTCGGCGGCGTGCAACAGGCGTTCTCCCTGTTCGAGCGGGTGAAGTCGAGCGGGAAGATCGACGCGCGCGGCCTGCGGTCGCTGGCGATCGAGGGCGACAAGTATTTCGCGAACCTGGGGGACCTCCTGCACGTCTCGGCCGACCAGGCGAAGAAGCTCGCTCAGGCGGGGAGGGTCAACAAGGACACGCTGATCTCGGTCATCAACGACGAGATCGCAAAGAAGTACGGCGGGGCGCTCGGCATCGGCTCGGAGAAGGGCGCACAGACGGTCGCGACCAAGCTGGAGAAGTTGAAGAACCTCCCCGAGGAATACTTCCGCAAGATCGCCGAGACCAAGGGCTTCGCTTCGTTCGAAAACTTCCTCGGAAAACTGCTCGACAAGTTCGACCCCGACGGACCGGTGGGCGCGAAGATCATCGCCTCGCTGGGTGTGATCACCGACCGGATCTTGACCACGCTCGACAGTATCGACATCGGATCGGTGATCGACGACCTGACGAACGGACTCATGGCGGTAGCGGGCGCGTTCCAGGCCGCCTGGCGCGTCGGGGCGGTGTTCTTCGACGTGATGGCCAAGATCGGCGACACGATCAACGCGGTGATCGGTCCATTCCAGCGGCTCTCCGAGTTGGCCGGGCAGCTGCCAGGCGCGTTCATGGGAAACTCGCTCGGCCGCAACTCGGTGGTGAGGGAGCTCTCCGCCGCCGGCGGTGTTGGACTTCCAGCCTTCGCCGAGGGCGGCCGCGTCTCGGGCCCGACCTTGGCCATGATCGGCGAAGCAGGTCCCGAGTGGGTGATCCCCGAGTCACGCATGGGCGGCGGCGGCGGAGCGAGCATCGACGTGGGCGGGATCCACATCGCCGTGACGGGCGGCAGTGGCCAGGAAGTCGGCGAGGCGGTGGCCGAGCAGGTGGAGGTCGTTCTTCACCGGGTGCTCGACCGCGCACGCTACGCGCTCGGCGTGCAGGGCGCATGAGCCTCCCGCGGCTGTCCCCGGTCTCGCACCTCCCAGCGGCGGGTGCCACGTTCCTGGACGGCTGGGACCTGGCGCAGTTCGGATCGCTCGGCGTACCTGGCAAGGCACGCGTACGCGGCGGCGGAATTCACCTCAAATTCGACCACAAGAAGAAGAAAGGATCCCATGGTGCGCGGCCGACCCTCGCCGGGCTCGACCCCCAGCAGTTCGATCTGCGCGTCGTCGTCTGGACCGATGCGCAGCTGAAGGCGCTCAAGGACCTATGCCGCTCGATTCTTCCCCGGTCGAAGGAGACACCGACCGCGCACCCGACGCAGGCCGAGATCGACAAGCAGGTGAAGACGGCGCAGGCGCAGCTCGACGCGGTGAATGCCCGTCCCGTGGGGAACTTCCAGCAGACCGGGATCAACAACGGTGACCGGATCACGGCGCAGACCAGGCTGAACGCAGCGAAGCACGCCAAGCCAGCGAAGCAGCCCGCGCCCGACCCGAACGATCCGAACGGCAAGCCCTGGGTGCTGCAACACCCCCAGGTGGCAATGATCGACCCGCTGTGGGTCCTCGTGGTCGGATCCACGCCCCTCGAGCCCTCTGGCGAGATCGCCCACGGCATGGAGATGACCTTCAAGCTCCTGCACTACATGCCGCCGAAGGACGACGCCGATCGTACGCCGACGGCGGCCCCCCAGCGGACGCCCCAGAACAAGAACGCGGCGGCCACCAAGGCAACGCCCTCCCAGAAGCCCAAGGCCGCCGGGCCCGATGGCCGCGGCCCGGTCAGGTAGGTGGCCAGTATCACTTGCGCTGGTGGGGACGTGCTCCACGGAGCGCTGCACCTCCCGCTCCGCGGCGTGCTCTCTGCAGATCTTGCGCTGGACCTCGCGACGACGCCGAGTGGGGCGGCGAAGATCATCGCGAAGGACGGCCTTTCGCTCGCCTGCACGATCGTCGAGGCGGGTGTGTTCCTCTCTGCCGCGTACGTGCGCCTGGTCGGCGGCGCGGGCGGGCTGGCGAAGTACGTTCCGGCGGCGTTCTACAAGCAGCCGCAGATCTCGGACCTTCTGAACGCGGTGATCCAGGCGAGTGGCGAGACGCTTTCCGGGACGATCGAGAGCACGCTCACCTCGATCAAGGTGCCGTTTTGGTCGCAGGCCAGGGCCCGCGGCGCCGCGGTGCTCGACACGATCGCAGCCGCAGCCGCGGCCCACCTCAACGCCGCGGTCAACTGGCGGCTCCTGTCCGACGGAACGCTCTGGATGGGCGCGGAGACGTGGCCCGATGAAGCCTTGCCGAAGGGCGCCGCGGTGCTCGACGTGCTTCCCGCGGAGAGGCGTTACGAGATCGGAGCCGAGGTGCCGACGCTCGTGCCCGGTGTGAACCTGGACGGCGTGGGAAACGTGGTCGGGGTCGACCACTGGCTCACGCCCGGAGCGGTGCGGACATGGGCGCTGACCTGACGCAGAAGCTGGTCGAGGTGGCCCGCGCCGCGAACGGGCAAGACCCGGACGTGGTCCCACTGGACCTCTTCCGCCTCGGCCTCTACCGCGCCGAGGTGAAGGCAGCGGCCTCGGACGGCTCGACACTCGACGTGGCGCCCGAAGACCAGCGCCTATCGCTAGCGCAGAACGTTCCAATGCGGGTCGGGATCCCGGGCGCGGTGGTGGTGGTGAAGGCCGGCGCCGTGGTGCTCCTCGGCTGGGAAGCTGGCGACCCGGCCAGGCCCTACTGCACGCCGCTGTGGGAGGCGGGCGCGGGCGTCACCAAGCTGGTGGCGAACGCCGATCTGGTGGTGCTTGGCGCCGAGTCGGGCGCGCAGTTCATCGCGCTCGCCAACCTGGTGAAGAGCGAGCTGCAGGCGATCGCGACGGCGTTGACCAGCCACACGCACAGCAACGTCACTACGGGAAGCGGAACCACGGGTGGCAGCAACAGCACCTACGCAGCTAACGACGTGGCCGCCGCGAACGCGAAGGCGAAGTGATGTCAAACGAGGCGCTCTACGGCTCGGACGTGCAGGCGCTCGACGACCTGCCCGACCCTGAGGTCCAGGTGGCGGGCGATCTCAACGTCGCCTACGCGATTGGCCGGCGGTGGCTCTCGGGCGAGGGTGTCATGCAGGAGATCGGCGATCCCGAGCCCTATGACTGCATCGACATCCGGGATTGGATCGGCGGCAACGGGACGGCTCAGACGCTCGCGGACCTCGAGACGCAGGCCACCCAGGTGGCTGAGCAAGATCCGCGGGTGCTCTCGATCGACGTGACTGCGAGCTACCAGACCGGCAGGCTCTCGCTCACCGGAGAAGGACAGGGCACCGGCGGACCGTTCCGCCTGGTGGTGTCGGTCGACGGTTTGACCGCGGCGTTTCTGGAGGCTGGTTGATGGCACTCCCGCTACTCGCCGACCTCTTCAACATCCCGACCCAGCAGCAGGTGATCGACGGCGACATGATCCCCGAGCTGCAGAGCCAGGGCGTGCGGGTCACCGATTGGGTAGTGGGCTCCGTGGTGCGCGCGGCCTCCTACGCCTTCTCCAAGGCCAAGGTGGACGTGCTGACGGAGATCGCGGCCATGGCCGCGGCGGGCTTCGAGGATTACGTGTTCGGTTTCTCGCAGGCCCCGGGCGGGATCGACGTGACGGGCTGGGCGCCGCTGGTGGCGAAGCAGCGGTACAACGTCGACCAGATCTTGGCGACCTACACCCGCCGGCAGATCTTGCTCACCAACACGGTGGCGTCGAGCTACGGCCCGCTCAACCCCGGCGCGCTCATGGTCCAGTTCCCGAGCGGAAACCGCTACGTGCTCGACCAGATCGTGACCATCCCGTCGTCGAGTTCAGTGACGGCGACGTTCCGGTCCGAGTTCACCTACACCACCAACGCGAGCTACAACGGCGACCCGGACAGCGCAGCGATCATCCTGGTGACCGCTACTTTCCCGGGCGTCACCGCGACCAACCCGCGGCCGAACTTCAGCCCCTACACCCACGTTGGCGTGGGGACCGGGACGCTCTCGCAGTCAGGCACCGACGGCCTCGCGCATAGCTTCCGGGTCCGCATCGACTCGAATGGACAGTCCGGCGCGGCGAGCTGGAGCTACAGCATGGATGGCGCCGCGTTCGCCTCGGCGGGCACGGCAGCCTCGTTCGGCATCGGTGGCGGCACCACGACCACACTGGTGAACGGCACGGTGAACCCATCCTTCGTGGCGGGCGACATCTACTACTTCTTCTCCCCTGGTTCGTCGCTGCTCAGCGCCGGCCGACCGGACGAGACGCCCGGGCAACTCGGGACTCGCTGCCGCGGACTGTGGCCGATGCTGGGATGGCCGAAGGACGTGAACGGCAACACGATCGCCATGTCGCCGGCGGCGAGCGCCTACATTGCGCTGGCGCAGTCGTCGAGCAACCAGGTGACACAGGTTCTCGTGCAGACCTCCACCACCGTCAACGACGAGGTGGACATCGTGGTCGCCGGCCAGGGAGCGATCCTCGATGCCGGGACCGTCGCGGCGATCCAGGCCTTCTTCAACTCCTTCTCGATGCTCACCGACCGACCGGTGGTGTCGAGCCCGACCGCCCGGCCGATCAATCTGGCGAGCGGCGTGATCACGGTCAAGCAGGCGCAACTCGCACAGGCGCAGGCGCAGCTGCAGACGCAGCTGCAGGCCTACTTTACCGGGAACGACTCCCAGGGCCTCGCGATCAACGGGCGGATCGACCACGCCTACCTGGTCGAGCTCGTCCGGGCCTTGCCCGGGGTGACGAAGTTCAACGACACCGCCTTCCAGATCGGCCACAACGGCGGATCTTTCGCCGTCGCCGATCTGCAACTGCCCGTCACCGCGCTCGCGCTCGAGCTCCCGACCTGGGGCGAGCAGGTGGCGTCGGTCTTCACTTGGTCCGCGGTCTAGCGCGTGGCGAACGAATTTCGGGACTGGATGCGCCG